AATCGTGCATTACTTATTCAATATTGTTGCTCCGTATGCAGGAATGTTAACCGTTAGAAATGGACGGATGATGTTTCCTGAAGAGCAGTATGGTGCAGTATCTGAAGAAAGTAAAAAGAATCAATGTGTTGATGAATACAAGTTAAGGCAGAACGAGGAATTGGCAGAGTATTGCACCCTCGTGATGCCCAAATGCATTAATCCTAACGGTAGGTGTTTGTGTATTGAACCGAAGGCGTCGATTCAATATAGCGCACTCCGTGTGGAATCTGTGCCGGTAAAGAGCCACCGTGCATGCCTTTGTAATGAGAGAGCCGCTATTACCTCTCGAGTTACAAGCAGATGCACAGAACCAAACGTGAAATGGACTGAGATGTGGTCCATAGCTAGGAAGATGCCGGTAGTCATCTGTCCAGACTATGCTGAATGGCTTTCCCACTTGCCTACACGTGCCCGCGGTTTGTTGACACACGCGAGTAGTATAGGACCAAGTGAGGGCAGTGCACTTACTATAAAGGCTTTCATCAAACGTGAGAAGCATATTGAAAGTGTTGATGGCCAAACAACAAAAACCGACCGCGTCCCTAGGCTGATACAGGGGCGTTCTTTGTCAGTGAAAATCGATACTGGCCCATTCACCTGGAGATATGGACAAAAATTGAAACAGGTGTATGGTGCTGAGTCGAATTTCGTGTATGGTGGTGGAATGTCCGCGGAGCAAATTGGTGATTGCTACGAGATGATACCATTGCGTGCAGCTGTACAAGGAGCAGGTTGGCACGCCATAGATTGCAAGCGTTTCGACAGGAGTATAGGACCAAGCCCACTATTACAATTGTATCTCGAGTACAAGAAAATAGGTGCTCCATTAGAAACTTTACTCGCTTTCTCCAACCGCCACGGTGTTCAATCTGGTAAGACGCAGAACGGTATCAGATATAAACGTAGGGCTGAAGTTAATTCAGGTGATGGTGACACTTCTGCTGGTAACAGCCGAATTCATCTTGTTTTACTTGAGTCGTGTCCAGATGTCTACGGAGCAATAGTGCATGGCGATGATGCTGTCATTTACACTGACAACATTTTAGCTGTGTGCGAGTGGTATAGGGGAGGAGATTTAGATCCGGTCTTAGCGCCAGATATAGATTTCTGCAGTGGTCTGTTCTATCCGACCGCAGATGGTGTGGTTTTAGGACCAAAGATTGGTAGAGTGATAGCTAAGACTTTTCAAGCATTAAACAAGTTTGAAGATTACGACCCTTGGCTCAGAGGCGTGTTACTTAGCATACGCTCCTCATGTTCATTCGTACCGATATTAAGAGTGATTGTGGAAACCCTACTTGAGCGGGTTGGCCATGGTAAAGTTTACCGTAAGAAGAGTTACGAGTACAAATCAATGGCAAATAGATGTCATGAGTGTTCGCATGACACATTTGTTTTCTTTGAGAAAAGATATGGTCTTTCTGAGGCAGATTGTTATTTTTATGAGGCGATGCTTAAGAGCACGCTTGAAATTGGCATGGTCTTGACTGATCAAGTCTTCATTGATTTGGTGTACCGTGATGTCATCGGTGAGCGTGATTACAATTTAAAGAAAACACGTAATGTGAGTACTAAGGGGTTGGGTATGAAGCTGGGGCAGATTGACCCGTTCAAGCTGCCAGAGGAAATACCAGTGCTTTGCCATGAATTACGTGTTTATAATTGGAAGAACGACAACCATGATAGCCGAG